GGAAAAGCTAAGAATGTAGTGCTTACTGTTGAACCTACTGAACTACTTGTAAATCCTGTTACATCTGCAATTGCCCAAAGTGCATAACCTGTGCTGTTGCCTGTTGTTGGTGCAATGTGGTCATAATAATCTCTAATCAATTGGTTAATCTCAAATGTTACTTGTGTTTCACTGTTGATAGTATCTTTTTCAAGTGTATAGGTTGGAGTTGCTGGTTTATCAGATGTTGTGCCAGTAAAGATGTACAGTTTCAGCTCAAACTTTATTGCATTTGCAAGTGCTGTTGTTCTTATATATCTTGGTGACCTTGTTAGTGTTAATGTACTCATTCTTCAATATTTAAATTGTCATTTAAAAAACCTTCTATAAATTCATCACTGTATTTATTTAAACCATCTTCAAAAGGTTTTGTAAAAAATAGTGTAGCTCTGATTCCTTTGCTGTAAATACTTCTTGCAATTATGAAGCTTAATGATTTTCTTGTAATAAATCTTCCTGTTTTTTTATCTCTTCCCTGTATTCCTTTTTTCTTTATCCACTTTTCAAAAGGTTGTGCTGGTGGGATTTTATTTTTGTATTTAAATGGACTGTTTGCAGTTTCATCAGCATAATAAGAATTTTTACCTCTAACACCTTGGTCTTGATATTCTCCATATTCAAGCATACTAAATTCAATGCCATTTTTTTTAACATTAAATTTTAAGCTGTTGTATAATTGCTTTGAAGAATTTATTGTCCCATAAGGTTGCCTACCTTTTGTTAATCTTGTTCTTGCCTGTTGAACAACATACTTGCCATACTTTTCTAATGCCTTTTCAAATTCTCCCATTAGCAAATAGTCATTTCAGTTTTGGTGTTTATTGTAAATGTAACTGCCCAACCTGCCAACCTGTTTTCAAACCTTTCTGTAAATGGTTCACAACTTGCATCACCTTCAATCTCAAATTCATCCCTGTATAAATCACCTTTTCTTAATAGCTGTATTACTCTTGTTGCAAGTGCTAACTGTGTGTTTAAAATGTCCTGTGTATTGTCATTGCCAAGAAAAAAGCTTTCATCTTCTGAATTGCTTACATCTACTAAATCCATAAAGAACACTGTCATATTGTGCTGTACAAGGTTTTCAGTTATGGTTGCATTGTTTACTGTAATGTGTGATAATGGAAACATTGATTGCTTTCTAAGATCAACATCTGCAATATCACCAAAGGTAACTTGGTTGTTAAATGGTTCAGAGCTTACTGCCTGTTTAATTTTATCTATTACTCTATAAAAACTGTTCATATTAATTTTATATATAATGGTGAATGCTCTCCAACATCTTCTTCTGTTAATTGGTTTAAATAATCAATGGAATCATCAAAGTTCATTTCATTTGATTTTATGATAATATCTAAACACTTCCAATAATCATAAATAGCTCTAGTTGGTGTTGTTGAGGTTACTCCCATAAATGCTTCCTCTAATCCATCAGTTAACACCAATGATTCAGATTGACCAAACAGCTTTCTTGTAATTAGCTGATCTATGATTTCATCTCTTTGCATTTTTCATCAATTGCTGTTCAACTTCCATTTTATCTTTTTCAAATGCTAACATAGTTAAGCAAGTATGTAATTTAGTAGAAGTAACAGTATCTATTTTATTAACCTCTCCTTTTGTAAGCCCATATATGGATTGATACCAACCCCACTTTCTAGCAAATCCTTCAAGCTTTGTGGAATGTCCACTATGTCCTGAGTTTTCAAATAGTTCATTATATGTTTCAGTAATTCGTTCTTTAAATCGCAAAAAAAAACCAAAGAACCAAGTACAACATTCAAGGGCATTTCACTTAGATCATACTTTTCAGAACTAACATAATCTTCAATTAAATACTTACCTTTTCTTTTGTATGTTACTGGACGAAACAAAACAGCCATTGCTGAATCCATCTGCTGCCAATCTGCAAGGTAATTATCTAAATCAATATATTCACCAAATGTCATTTCATCTAGCTTTGGAATAAATCCAAACTCTTCATCTTCTAATTTAAATAAAGGTTGAAACTCTGGTGTGTTATTAAATAAAGAATCCAAGTGAGTTGTAATCTCTTGAATGTCCTTTAACCTCATCTGCATAATGTCCTGTAAGTTAGCATTGCAGAATATTTCAATCATCTTTTGCTGGTAGAAAGTATTTACTTCTTCTTGCTTTTCAGCTATTTTGATCCAACGTTGATACTGTGCAAGTGTTATTTCACTTAAATCTTCAGGAACATTTAATTTAATCCTCATACTATTAATGTAAATTTTTTAGTAAAGTGTTATATACAAAATTAAAAAAGTTTGTACAAAAAAAAACCTCCCATACTAAATAGTAGGGAGGTATAAACAACTAGATTATAGGAATTACTCGTTAACAAGACCTTCCGCTGGTTTTATTGGAGAGGCAGAATTGTCAGGAGCTTTTAATTTAGTTGTTTAACTTAATTAAATTCTAATTAATCTGTTTTTAAAATCTTCATTTATTATGTGTAATTTTTTAAATGTTTTTTCAATACATTCCTCAAAAGAGTTACAATCAGGTACAATTCCAAATCCTCCTTTGTACATACTATGAAATCTTTTACCATTTCTTGATTCTAAAACCTTAAATACAATTCTATTACCTTCTTTAACTTGTGTCAATCTGCTATGTTCTTTTACTAATTTCATTTTGTTTGTTTTTAAATACAATGCTAATATATAAATATATTTACAAACTACAAAACATTTTACAACTTTTTTTTACATCTTATCTTATCTTATTTTATCTTATCTTAATGCTTGGGCATTGGTTAAGCATTGCTTCCTCTGTTGAGAGCTGTTTTTTGCTAATAAAGAAAATATTCTCCACTGTTTGGATTTTGCAACTGATAACTTACTGCATACCTTAATGCATCCAGGCAATGATTCCAATTATCACAAGGTGTTTGGCTTTTCTTTTCTAACCAACAATAGTTGTTAAGTTCTTTAATTAACTCAACACTATCTTCAGTAATTACTAAATCATAATCCTGTAGCAAACTAATCCCATAAGTAATACTGCCCTGTCCTTTGATTGCTGGAACAACTTTGTTATGTCTGCTTAACTCATTTATTAATCTTGGTTCAGCACTATCACCAACTATTAAATTATCACCAGCATACTTTTTATTTAATACTGCAATCTCACTTGTTGTAAGCTTTGTTTGATAAAAGCATTGTTGTACATAAATAATCTTATTATCCTTATCTATGCTTGTTTTAATTAATGTGCTTGGATCATTGCTAAACCCATAATCCTGACCAAATACTATTTTACCAACTTGCTTAAATTCTCCAATACTCCAATTGTTGTAAATAACACCTTCTGCTTTATCTAACCAACTTCCTAAGATAGTATGCTTGTATCTGTTTGGTCTACGTTTTTTCATTTGCTCTATTTGTTTAATATAGCTTTCTGAAAGGTTTTCTATGTTATCTAAATAAGTTGTATGTATGTAGGTTGTATCATCCTTAATAATATTGCTACCAGCTTCAACACCCCTTGCTTCAAAGAATCTTTGGTAAATAAAGTTTTCTTTTGTGGTTGGGTTTAGTATTAATATTACTCTGTTGTCTTTGTCCTTTTGCCTGATGGATAAATCTATTTTATCAAATATACTTTCATCAGTTAATTCTTCAGCTTCATCCAACACCCAAGTAGTAACACCTTGCAAAGATTTCAAGTTTGCTGTTTGGTCTCCTGAACTTGTTTTAATTCCTCTGAATAGTATTTTACTGCCAGTTTGCTTGTTTATGATTTCATCTTTTGTAATGTGAAAATCTTGCTCAATCTTTTGTAGTTCTAGCTTTTCAATAAACTCTGGAATGATTGATATACTAGCAGCTCTTAATGTATATCTAGTAAATAGTATCTTATGCCCTTGCTCATAAGTTAGAAGTGTAAGTAGTGTGTTTATTGCAAAGGATTTGCCTGAACCTCTTCCACCTGTGCAAATAAAGTATCTAGTATCATTTTCTAATACTAAATATTTATTGCTTAGCTTTAATTCCACTTATTAAATGTTTGAAATCAATACTTCTCTTTTCATTGCTGTTAATATCAACAGTATCTCTTGCTGTACCATAAGCTGAATCCATCAAAGCCTTGTATGCATTTACATCACCTTTCAAAGCTTTGAGTAGTATGCTTATTGTCATTCTTTGCTCATTGGTTAACCATTCTTCTTGGCCTGTTAATGGATTATCTTCTTTACTAAGCATTTGTAAAACTTCCTTTACAATTGTGCTTCTGTTTCTGCTTCCTTTTGGTCTGCCATTTGGATTTCCTGACTGTCCTTTTTTAAATGATATTAAATTTTGTTCATTTGCCATTGCTCATTGTATTCTCATTGTATTTACAAAATCATTTCCATAGTAACCAATAGCAATAATATTATCAATCCAGTAATGATTGCAGCAAGTATTTCATCACCTTCATTTTGCATATTTATCTTTGTTTGCATAAGTAGCTGAACATTGTGCAATTGCTTGTTCTCTACTTTTACCTTCTCTAATAACCATAGGGATGCACCTGATCATAAAGTCCTTCCTTGATTCATTTGCTTTTGGCTTTGGCATAATTATTTATTTATCCACTACAAGATTCACATTCATTATTATCTATGCTGCATTGTCTTGTTGGTACTGGTTTTTTTTCTAGTTCTTCTAGTAGTTTTTCAAACTCTGTTTTTTTTGTTTTGCTTAAATATGTTAATAGTTTCTTTTCTTTTGCTTGGGTATCTTTATCCATTATAGTTATCAAATAAACGTTTGCAATCTGCTATCAATTCTCTTACACAGCTAGAACAACTGCTAATTTCTCTATTGGTGTGAAGTACCCTATTGCTTATTTGTATAAGTTGGACTTGTTCTTGTTCTGTTAAGCTTGTTTTATTTAATTTAAAAAATTCTTTTAAGAATGTATATTCTTGTTCTTGTAGACATTCTGGTTTGTTGTATGGAAATAGTTTATTAAGTTTTATTCTTCTTTCTTCACACCCACAATCTTCACCAGCAATAAACTTTACTACCTTTTCAATGCCTGTTACTTTTGTTACCTTTGCAATTGTATCACCTAAACCTTTTGATTTGGTAGATTTTTTCTTTCTTACAGTTTTATTTTGTTTTTTAGTTCCTGTTTGCATTTTGCTATTGTTTTATGAACGGTTGCGTGACTTATTTTTGTTGCCTTGCTGAGTTTTCTAATACTGTGAAATTCTTTTCTATATAGGTTAAATAACTTTCTATCAAACCAATACATAGTGTTAAGTACCTCATCAATCTTTTTTTCAATATCTTCTTGCTGTTCTTGTGAATCAGCTATTTGTTTATGTGAATTATTTAAACTTACTTTTTTGTTCTTGTTTTTACTTTTTACTTGTATTATTCTTTTAAGTATAGTTTTAACAATTCCAAAATGTGGTTTGTTGTTTACAATTAAGTTTTCAATTTGAAGTTCATTGTTTGTTAAGTCATCAAAGACCTTTATATACATATCTTGTACAATATCAATAGGGTTTAACTCAGTGTTTTGGTACAGCAGCTTGTTTGCCATTGCTTCCCATTTTTTCTGATGTTGTGCCAAGATATTAAGAACCTCATTATGTGACAAAATATATTTTTGTGGTTATACAAAATTAATAACTTTTAGTTACATTATTGTATTCTAATTTTAAAAAACTGATGTTACTTCTTATTGCATCACAAACCCTGTAACCAGCAGAGGTAAGTTTTCTTAATTTATACACTTCAGGAACAGCAATATTTGCTTCATTGGTTGCTCTAGCAACAGATAGCTTTTCATTGTTTACTTTGTTGTAAACTATTTCTTCAAAGTCTTGGTGGTATTTAGATTTTATACCTTCAATGTAATACAGGTAGCTTGTAAGGTTTTTTAACTGTTCATTTAGCTTAACACCATCATTTATACTTGTGTTGTTGTACTGCTCAATAATCTCAGCAATTTTATTTAATACTTCATTCATTCCTTAACTGTTCTAATTCTAATAATAATTGTGTAAAATCTTCTAACCTTAATGCAACATAATCTTTTTCAAAGTTCTTTGTAAACACTACTAATGGCTGTTTATGTGAACCAATGCAATCATTAGCTGACTGTTCTAATGCCTTCCAGATGTTTAGCTTTTCTTGGTTCTTACACTCCCAATTAAACTCTGATAGTATTCCCTGAGTTGCCATAATATCACCCTTAATACTTAAACCCCCACTGTTTGGAGTTCTTCTTATTTCTGATCCAAATTCTTTGCTTAAATACTTTGCTACTTGCAATTCAAATCTTTTACCTTTTTTATTTGCATTCATTTATTTGCTTTTTAGTTTTCTAACCTCTCTGCCAAGATCAGCATCATTTGGGTATTTCTCAATCAGTTCTGTAATGGTTAATGTTCTCTTTCTTTGTTTAGGTTTATAAACAACATCTTTAACCTGTCTTAATTTGTTAAGTTTATTCATAAATTGCTTTTCCTATTAATATACCTAAAATAAAAACACAAAGCATCACAGCTACTATTGAAACATAATAACAAATCATTTCATCAACTTTTCAATTTCCTTATTTTGATTTTTAATTCTTTTATTAAGTGTATTAATATCAATTTTTAGTGTTTTAATCTCTAAATATTTTCTAGCTAATTCTAAATCTGCTTTTCTTTTCTTAGCATTTACCTCATCTATTTTTTTATGAAGAATATT